TCTCCAATCTACACTTCAATGGTCAATGGTCGCCCATTCATCTTTGAGGAAGTCGGTGGGGAAATTCTGGACCCAGGGAATGGGATGGGAGTCTGGGCGATGCATCGTGCAGCAGAGAAGGACTGGCGAGAGTTAGAAGATTGATATATAGTGATGTATCCTATACATTCCTAATAGAGAGAGAGAACAACAATGGAACACAAACAACAGAAATCCTTGAACGAAGCCATCCAGCGAGTCGTGTTGGGTGAGGCTAAAACACCATCACAGGCTGATGTAGACAAAGCACTCAAGACGGCCATGAAGATGGTAGATGATGCCAAAAAGCGTGTGGTGAAAAAGACTAAAAAATATGTCCAGAGTGGAATTAACATTAATGACTATTTTCAGTTTCCCAGCAAGTGGAAGTTGAAGAAGAATCGCAGCAAACTAAACGATGTCTATGAGTTACAATCATCTAACACCGCCTCCGAAGGAACTTGGACTCTTCTTACCTTCACCCCCATAGATGAAAACGAAATTCAGATTTCTTGGGCTGATGTAAACACTTCAGGTGAGAATTATATGCAAGACTTCAAGGGTGTCGTGGAGGATTGGGAAAACGATCAGGTGTATGACATCAAGCATGATGCAGAGAACGATTGATACATAAGGTATGAAATCATTTCGCCAATATCTTGAAGAGCGTGCAGTCAAACTCACCCTTCTTCTTCCGTATGCCGGAAGGATTCCCCGTGAGATTCGTGGCTTGGACAATCCCAGTCTTTCAGACATCACAGGCTTTGCAAAGAACGCACCACAGAACAAACTGAGGTTCCTTGTCAACAGCAAAGGCAAGATGACCATATGGCGTGCAATGGACGGAATCCATCAGCAGGTGATTACGGGTGAAGGAAGAGATGACGAAGATTTCGCATTGGGATATGTGAATCTCCTGTCGAATGGCGATTGGGATGTTTATATTTCGCCAAATCCAAAGGCGAATGTGAAGTTTGTGAAGAAGAACGCCACTTTCCGAGAGATTATGAAAATGACACCATCAAAGTCAGGATACGAACTCTCGGCAAGTGTCTAAAATTGTGAATTAGTCATTGACATCACCTTATATGGGTATATAATTACAGCATGATTGAACGAGAACCAACAATTTATATTGCAGGTCCGATGCGTGGGCATGAAGATGGAAACTTCCCTGCATTCGACCGACAAGCGAAAATCCTTGAAGAACAAGGATGGATAACAATAAATCCGGCTGAGATGGACCGAACACAAGGTTCACCGCCCAATGGTCATATGGATTTTGACCCAGAGAATGATTACGAAGATCACGAATTTATGCGTAAAGCATTGAGGCGTGATTTTATTGCTATTTGTGATGAATGTACTGCAATTTATATGATGAGCAAATGGGAAACAAGTCGTGGGGCGAAGGCAGAATGGCACTTGGCAAAGGCATTGGGTTTGGATATCTATTATGAGGCTCCATTACCGATGGCCACATGATAAATTACAGGAGAACATATGAACTACATCAAAGGAACACATCTAGGAAATCTCATCGATAAGGTATTTGACAACCTATCAAACCGATTGGGTTCAAAGTCCAAATCACCAAAATGCCCGGTGGAGCCCAAGAAAACAACACCCGTGGAAAAGAGAGCATGGAAGGAAACCACCAACAAGAAAACGGAAGTGTAATAGGTAACACCTGTGGTTTTGATCCACGGCACATGGTTTAGGTCCATGACAGTGGAGGCCCGAGTCCTCTCACTCGTATTATGAAAAACAAACGAGGAAAAAACTGGAATAGAGACATGAACGGTAGACCAATCAATCGGTCTAAATCGTGGGGCGAACGTACAAACAAAGATCCCCGTAAGAGTCGCCGGAACTGGAAAAAAGGTCTAACGGGACAATAAATCCTCGGGCCCCATCGTCTAGCGGCTAGGACATGAGGTTTTCATCCTCAAAACAGGAGTTCGATTCTCCTTGGGGTCATTTTATCGAATACATATAATGGAGAAACGACAATGGTAAATGGACAACCAGGCAAGGGCGACAGATATAGACCCGTTGACCAAAAGAAATGGGAAGAGAACTGGGACAAAGCCTTCGCTTCTAAAAAAACAACCAAGAAAAAGAGTTCGGGCATTGAACGCCCCAACAAAGAAAGAGATACCAATAATGAGTGATTTTTTGAAAGACAGAGACAAGATTGTGGGTGATATGACAAACAATTTAGAAGAAATCGGGGTGCGTATCGTCCGACTACAATCGGGCGAGGAAGTCCTCTGTAAACTGTTTGAACTAAACAAAGATGTATATCAGTTGAAGAAATGCGCCATTATCATTCCTACAGGGCAACCCGGCAATCTTGGAATTGCCCCGTGGATTCCATACTCAAAAGAATCTAAAACGGGCATTGATATTGCCAAATCACAAGTTTGTTTTGTGGTAACGCCCTGTGAAGATATGTTGAACGAATACAATAAGATATTCGGTTCGGGACTCATAACCCCGACCGCTCCCAGTGTTGACGATATCGTTACACCAGATTTACACCTAACAACCTAAGACACAGGCGAATCAATGGTAGAAACAGGAATACAACTACTCTTGCTTCTAGCATTGATTTTGTTAGTAGATACCAACAACAAAGAATAACAGAATTATGGAAAGTTTTATACTGTCCGACTGTCTAGTGCCTAAATAATGTTGAGGTCGAGTAGACGTATTCAATAGACATCATCTAGTTGTTACGTCAATCTTGCAAAGGAGTTTCGCTACCTTTCGACCCTCATAGTAGAACCGTGGTGGTACTAGCCACCACGGTTTCTTTTATGTCTACATATTCAGTAGAGTAACATATGTATGTAACGGAGTGAACTAAGTGAAAAACTTCTCAGAATTCAGTAAAATCAACGAAAATGTTGCAACAATGGTCTTCAAACCAACCTCAAGTTTTGAAGATCGTCTTATTATGAACCGCACAGTTTTGTTGTTTGATATGACCGAAGAAATCGAGTTATCTTCCCCACCACCAAATGATAGTGATACAACACGAGCCGAATTATCAGAACTCGCAGATCACATGGAGTGTGTTACCGAATCTACCTCTTTTGTAATGCCCTCTGTGGCAGATTCGTTCTTCCAGTTCTGTTCGTCTATGGGATTGAATGTCGATGGTGCGAAACTATCAACAATGATACATGAAGTTCGATCCATTGTTCGTGAACTACAATACAGGTTCAATCGACCCAGACCAAATCAAATTGCACGTTCCTTGGGTGTGGGGTTCCCGTCCCACTTGGTCGAGATCGCCAACACACCATCTTATCCCGCAGAACGTTCTGTGCAGTCATATACAATATCATCTTATTTAACCCATCGATTTCCCACCCACGAACAGGATTTCCTAAATATGGCAGAAGAAATGGGTATGTCGCATGTGTTATGTGGGCTGCATTTTCCCAGTGATCACGAATCAGGTCGGCAAATTGGCCGACAATTATTTAACCGACTGGTGGACAAGACATGAAGAAATTCAGTACCTTTACTAATGAATTCATCACCGAAGGATCAACGGCCATCTCAACTGACGCCGAGGAAGTGATTGTCAGTTTATGGAACATTTTTCATGACAACAAATCACTTTCGTATGAAGCATTTCAAAAACTTCGCAGTAAAGACAGACGAATAATCACTACGTTTGTAGACAAATATGCAGGTCAACGTCCGTCCAAAACCAAGCCCGGTCTACCAAAGAAACCTGAAGCATACAAGGTTATGTACGAATTTGGTAAGAATCTTACACAAAAGGGCGCAGGAATAAGTGGACGAGCCACACATTCCGGGTCGTCCAAACCAGCCGTTTCTGGTAAGTGGAAAGAAATAACAAACAAATCCAAAGACACCTCAAAATCAGATCTTAATATTGGTAATGCTGGTATATCTGTCAAAAACGGTGCGGGGGCCCGATTGATGTCGGGCGGCAAGGACGAATCTAAGGCAACAATTGTAACAGCCATGAAACTGTCCGGTGCGGAAGAACGTATCAAAAAAGAAATGTTGAACCTTATTGATCAATTTGCATCATCAACCGAGATTCACATCACCGATGTGTTGTCCAAAGGTACAACTACTGAGTTGGCCAAAACAGAGATCTCTGATCTCAAATCAGAAATCAACATAAAAGCCAAACAGGTGTTTGAACAGGCTGACAACCTCAGACACCAATGTAAGTCATTATTTAACCGTGTGTTTTCGAACGATGTTTCATTCAAATCATCCTTTGCATATGAGGCGTCAACGGGGTGGGAGAAATTCGGCGGCAAGGTATTTGGAACCGCAGGTAAAGACGCCGGCCGGGCCGAATACATGTTAGCATTCTCTCCTGATTTCAAACGAGTCCGGTTTGATCATATGAGTTCTGTTGGATCGGCGGTAGTCAAACACATTGCTTCACAAATGTCCTTTTCCGCAGACATGAAGAGTGGTCGATTCCCATCAAAAGGCAAAAAGAAAGGTTACAGATTCTTTCAAACCTTCCAACTAGGGCTAAAAACAGAATTTACCAAAGTAGATGAACTAATTATCGAAACAAACGAATCGATAGAACAATATGGAAACATGTTATCCGAAGGACTCCTCACCGAACTAGAAGCGTGGAACAAAATAAAGGGGCTTGTTTCCAAAATGTGGAATGGGATTAAATCTATCTTTGGTAAAATATGGAACCTAATCAAAACATTCACCAAGGAAGCATCAAAGGCCATTGAAGTTGGAGTCACAGGAATGACAAACTTTTTTGGTTTTGATTTTACTGTTTCCCACAACACGGAGTTCAAACTAATATGACCGACGAAACACCACTAGAAAACTACTTCGAAGAGGTTGACTTCGGATTTACAGCCGTAGATGCTGATTCTGTTGATGACAATGATACGGATGGAACCGAATCAACAGAATCTATTCAACGACTCGAAGAAAAGATCGATTCCCTTTTGGGTTGTGCTGACACCGAAGATGTCTTCCGAAACAAATTCGAACAACTGGAGTCTCTTATGATCCCACTTCTTTACAACCTAAAGAAGAACCCAGATAAAGAATACATCTATTGGCCCAACCGTGAATCAAAATTACAATCACAGATCGATCAAATAATCAGCATTACAAGGGGTTGATAATGCGTATGTTTAGTGAGTTCCTAACGGAGTCAAAAAATCTCCACATGGAACACCTAGAAGATTCTGTCTTCAATGAAGGATCAGCGGGTGTGGTTGATGCAATTCGCTTTCTTGAATCGGTCACACATATGTTGAGTTCTGGTGATACGGGTGTACGGGTTACGGTAAAATGGGATGGGGCCCCAGCCGTGTTCTGTGGGATCAACCCAGAAAATGACAAGTTCTTTGTTGGAACCAAATCAATCTTCAACAAAAAACCAAAAATCAACTACACACCAGCAGATATAGACAACAACCACTCCGGTCAACTAGCAGACAAACTAAAGACATCACTGAAATATCTGTCAAAGTTGGGCATAACAGGTGTATTACAGGGTGATTTGTTGTACACCGATAAAATAGATACCCAAAAGATTGATGGTGAGATATACTACACATTCCAACCAAACACTATCACTTATGCAGTTCCGGTAACAAGTGATCTAGGCAAACGAATCAAGAAATCCAAAATCGGAATTGTGTTCCACACCAATTATAAGGGAAACTCAATGTCGGACATGTCTGCATCGTTCAATCCCAACGTGGCATCATTGTCTACCACACCTGATGTGTTTTTCGATGATGCTGATATCAAAGATTACTCAAACGTGATGATCACATCAAGTGAGTCAAAAACAATAAATTCGTTGATAACCCGATGTAAATCTTTACTTCGAAAATCTTCCAATATCATCGACCACATATCGTCCGATACAAAACTTGTATCCGAAATCAAGACGTTCACTAATGTGTTGATCCGACAAGGATCCGTCCAATTGGTGGTTGATGAATTCCTAGAATACATGGAACAACGACTTAATGATGAAATAGAGAAGGCAAAAAGTGAACGAGGCAAAAAGATCAAACATATCGCCAAGAAAGACTTTATGCGGCGAGTGTCCAAAAAGAAGAAGGAATTGCGAGCTGCATTTGAACTTCATAAGTCTCTATCTGACGCTAAAATTCCTGTTATCAGAAAACTCGAAACTATCAAAACGATGGGAACATTTATCAAAACAAACAACGGTTACAAAGTGACCGCAGCCGAAGGGTTTGTTGCCATCAACGACGGAAACAAATCATACAAACTTGTTGACCGACTAGAGTTTAGTCGAACCAACTTTACCATAGCCAAAGATTGGGACTAACCCTACATATCAAAGGAGATAAACATGAGGCGATCAGAAGTAAGAAAGACACTTGATTCACGATCAAGTGCGAGGGCCCGACGGGCCAAACGATTAGGACTCGACAAGTCCCCGGATGTTCCGGTTGAAAAAATTGTTAGTGAATTACATAAACCTGTCAAAAAGAAGGTCAAAAAGAAGGTGTCGAAAAAGACCAAACCAACATCAGGCAAAAAGGAGTAATCGAATATGTTAGAAAGTATTTGGTGGAGCGTACTAATGTTCATTGCAGGGACCATTCTTGGGGCCCCCTTGTGGACTTGGGCCAAGAAATACCTACCTTGGAATAAAGACTGATAACAGGAGTTCATGGCCAGGGGGGTATCGTGGCGTTGAATTCGGAGGTGATCCAAACATGTTCTTTACAGACCTAAAACAAGTAATCAAAGAACAACGTCGTAACGTTGTTGTTTTTACTTTTGGACGGTTTCAGCCACCAACCTCTGGTCATGAACTACTCATCAACAAAGTAATCAAAGAAGCAAAGAAACGCAAGGGTGAACATCGAATCTATACCAGTCGAGTAACAGATAAACGTAATCCCCTCAATCTAAAAGACAAACTCCACTATATGCGGAGATTCTTTCCACAAGCCAACATCATCGACGACCCAGAAGCGATCAACGCATTTACTATATGTCAACAACTGAGTGATCAGGGATATCGAAATGTTGTATTGGTAGTTGGGTCTGACCGTGTTAGAGAATTCAAAAACGGCATTGAAAAATATATTGGACCAGATGGATATGACTTCGATTCATTTGAAGTTATTAGTGCGGGTGAAAGAGATCCCGATAGTCAAGGCGTTGCAGGAATGTCCGCATCCAAGATGCGTCTTGCAGTGTCCCAAAACGATCTAAAATCATTCATCTCGGGCATGCCATCCAAGGCTTCTAAACGTGACACACAAAAACTGTTTGATATTCTACAAAAATCCATCGGGGTAAACGAATCTATGATCAACGAATCAATCCGGCGGTCGCAACTAAAGACCATTGCGAAAGACAAAGAAGTCAAAAGTCTCCTCAAAGCCATCCACAAAGAACCACATGAAACCATTGCAATTGCACTGTTGTCCATGCCATCAGTAGAACATATTATTGGTCCGGTTTCCGACAAAACAATCAAAAATTTCATGAAGGTTGTTCCTGACCTGATCAACCTGTCTGGTATACACGAAGACACTTACACTCCTAGGCACCCACTCAATTACCTCCACGAAGTCAAAGATAGTATAATAAAGGATGATGGGGATATTGTTGTCATCACACTCACTAAGGGTGAAGGTGATGAATCTTCTGATACGGTGACAAAACTAGAATCATCCTGTAAGAAAAAGAATATCCCATATCATACAATCAAAATTGGCGAAGCCTACGTTGTTGATGATGATCTCAACGACAACAAAATGATCATATACAACTACGATGGCGACGAGCATGACCTAGAGATCAAAGCCTCCAACACATGTTGTTTTGTTCGTGGTGGTTCCTTGGTAGGAATCGCTGGGCAGGGCCTGATCAAGACTCTCGAAGAGGCCGGCGTGTTTATGATCAACCGATTGTCCGCAATGGAACAGTGTCAGAACAAGTTCTCAACATCCATTGCGCTTCAAAAAGAAGGCATTCCTCATCCCAAAACCGCATTGGTCACAAACGAAGAATCCATCAAGGTGGTTCATAAAAAGATCGGCGGTAAATTCCCGGTTGTGATCAAAACCATTACGGGTGCAGAGGGTATTGGTGTAATGATCGTTGATAGTATGTCTTCAATGAAGTCCGTTCTACAAGGACTATGGAAGTTCAACGCTGAATTGATCCTTCAAGAATACATGCCTATTGAGTTTGATGTACGCACCTTAGTGTTAGATGGTGAAGTATTTGCGTCAGTAAAACGACGTAAGTCTAACTCAAATGACTTTAGGACCAACAAAGCATTGGGTAATGAAACCGAACCATATATTCTCAATAAGGAAGAAAAGAAACTCATCCTCCAAGCATCAGAGTCTTCGGGGTGTTACTATTGTGGTGTAGACCATGTGGTTGTTGATGGAAAATTGTATGTTCTGGAAGTAAATGGTTCGCCGGGGTCAGGTGCTTCTGCATATATGAGCTACTATGGAGACAGTGACAAGAAAGTCTCAGGAAAAACACTCATTGATAATATAGTAAATCATATAAGAGACACCGATAATTGGAAACGAATCAAGAAAACTGTTGGTGTTATTGAATATGCCACCATTGAAGGTATGGAACTAAAATGTAAATTGGACACAGGAAATGGTAGTTTCAATGTCATTCATGCTGAGTCTATCAATAAACTAAACAACAATAGGTTATCCTTTACCTTCAACAACAAAAAGTTCGTAAAGAAGATCATCAAAACCCAAGACATTCGATTTGGTGGTGATGAATCCGAAAAAAGATTTGTTGTTGAGGTCAACATGTCAATGAACGGCGAGAAACCCAAACTCGTACCATTTACACTAGACGACCGATCAGACAATGTATACAGCGTGTTAATTGGTAAAAGGTATCTGGCGCAAAAGAACTACGTTGTTGATGTGGATAAGAAGTTCACACTCAAAGGCCGCAATAAAGATAAATAAGGTATGAACGAAAAAACACTAACAGATGTCGAATTGGCAAAGAAAGAAATCCTCGTCAAATCTCTAAAGAAACGCAAGGATGAATTCAAAGACCGATATGGAGACAGGTGGAAAGAAGTGATGTACGCTACTGCCACCAAAATGGCCAAGGAAGATCATGGTGCAGGTGAAGAAGGCACCCTATCACTCAGACAACTATATACACTTCAAACCCCCGGACAGGAGAACAAAATGAAGTTTAAGGATCTAAAAAACAAAATCAACGAAGGTGCCATGGGGTTTGATGTCGAACATGGCGAACAACACGATGATGTTCATTACCTCGAACAACCTGGCGTGCGGGACAGGCTAAACGCTTCAATGCATGTGTTTTCTGTAAATCCATCATTGGATGTATGGCAAACCATGACCAAGATTCGAGTGAAACTCAATTCTGTTGGGCTTGACTTTGATCATCCACGAAACGGTGATCCACAACCTATAGAAGAATATTCACTAACTGGTTTTGGTGGTCGATGGGGTTGGGACGGCCAATCAGGAACAATCACCAGTGACGATGGTATCGAACACCGGGCAGGTGAACGTTATGTTCTACGGGTGAGTTTCGAAGAAACATCAAGAGGATACCTCATCAACCCCTCCATCCAACGTGTCGAAGAGTTCACCGAAGAATGTGACCCCGAAGAAACGAACGGAGAAGATGATATCCCTTTTGGTCTGAGTGAGGGTAGGGCCGAGGAAACCGAATTACAATTGTTCATCAACAACGATTCCCAATTATACAGATCGAGACTTCAACCTATTCATAAGAATCTCGTAACCAAAATAGCACAAGGTAAATACAATGAAAAATTGGCTGTCAAGGCCTTCATGTATGTTGTTGATGATGGTGCTAAGAAGTATGTAAAAGAACTCGGTAGTTCGGATGATAAGTGGAACATAATGTTTGACAAGAAGACCCGGCTCGCTGTCGCAGCAAGTCTTGCTTCTGATTTTAAGGATGAGGCAGATGATGGAAACTATGACGACTTCCTTCCAAAGAAATATCGTTCATGAGATGTCTTTTGAACTAAACGATGTAAACTTTTTGAACTATGCCATGAGACATTATGATAATCCAGAATGCAAATCCATTGACGAGTTTCAAGAAGATCTCAATCGAACCAAGTATATCAAACGTCTTTTTAGAAAGTACACAACCACGGGTGAATTACGGGAACGACTCTTACTGAACCATATTATCATCTTCTATAACGTGTTTGGGATTGAGGCAGCAACTGGAATTCTGTTCTACAAACTCGAAGAAGAATTTTGGTCGGCATTAAAGACCTTCTTGGTATACCTAAACTACTTTCCCGAAAACGATATTGAGAAAGTAAAGATTCCACTAGATCCATTTGTAATCGAAACTCTAAGGAAAGTGTAACATGGCCGGCATATTAGACGCATTCGTAGCATACAAGTTCATCAAACTTCTTACTATGCCGTTTAAGAAGACGGATGCCTATAAACTGGGCATCATTGACAAAAACGGTAAGGTTCTCATCAAAAGAAAAGACCTACGGACAGGTAAAGAGAAGGTTGCATACACGATCTTCCACACCCTTGCATGGAACATGAAGAAGTTGCTAAACAAGTTCCCACCCACACGGAGCAGGTTGGGATCTTTTGCAGCTGCCCTGTATCTTCTCAAAGAAGAAGTACACACCAGTGACGACACCCTGATAGAACGTACATTCATTGATTTTATACATACTCAAGGATACGAGTTAGATCTTACAGAAGAGATTCTATCAGAAGCAACACTCAAAAAGGGAGATTACACTTTGGTTGTTGACGTAGACACAACAAAGAATCCCGCTAAACAAGGTGATGTGATTCGGGTCAACACAGACCAGAAGAATTTCACTTTCTTGTTGGGCAGACCTCTCTTCAAAGTAACACATATCAAAACCGGACAAACAATGGTAGTATCAAATGACGACTTGAAACGGATATAATCGAAGGTCAACTTCTACAACAACTGGAAAGAATCAATGAGCAGAGACAAAACACCCACAATAACGTTTGAATTTCCATCTGAACGACAAGCGAAACAATTTGCTAAAGATATTTCCAACGCTGCCGTAGGAATGACTAATGTGATTGGTAAACAAGTTGATGTTGAGGTTCTTCCCGGAGGCCGTGGAACTCAACGAACCATTGACAAATACACGAAACAAAACCGAGGTAAACAAATTAAAGAATCAATCAAAGAAGGCAAGTTCGACAGCGACCCACGAATCAAGAAGATGAGTGACGAGGGCAAACGACTCCTTGCATGGATGGCTAATTCGTTCGAAGAAACTGGTGGCCCATACCTCGATAAAAATAATGTTCAGCATTTAACCAAACATGCTGTTGATAGGATTATGAAGAAGTTAAAGAAACTAAAGAATCTTCCACCCGACAAGAAGAAAGAAATGAAACTTGTCATGAAAGAACTTGGTGAGGGTGTCGAAGAAGAGATGACAACCACCACTTCGGTGGGCACCGTTTCTGATCCTCTCGATATACCACCAAAAAAGAAGAAACGTAAGTGTGAAATGGAAAAATTCATCGGATCTAGAGTGTTCGAAGTGAGTAACGACGAATACTGCCGATGTATCAAAGGTAGAAACAAATTTGAACGGTGGAACAAGTTCTTTGAAAAAGATTCTGAAACAGGATCGGCGATCAAACGGTACTCACAACGCAATCCCAACTCACCCGTCATCATCAAAGATGAATCAACTGGCGAAATGGTGTTTCTTCGTCGCCGCCTAAACGATCAACGACTTAAACACAATTCACGATCTAGGTCGTGAATTGAACGTCCGGTAGGTTGCATAACCTGCTAAAGCAACAGCACCCATCCACCATAACACCCAACCGGAACCGTTGGGTGTTGTTGTTTGTGTATCTGGTGTTATGTGAGGTGTTCCTATAGGAGTTGTTGGAACAACTTTTACGGCACCATGACATCCACCAAGTATCACTAACGATAATAGTAACCATTTCATCAATGTGTTTTTCCTGCAGCATTACCAAAGTAGAAACCAACAATGGTCAACAAAATTTGTCTATTCTCTTCTGTAAACAGATAACCATACACTTCTTGGAACTTGACGGATGTGTTTCCACCAAACAACCCAAAGAAACTCCCTGATGTTTCTGTTACTTCAACCACCGTGGGTATCCCGAAGAACGGAAGGATGAACGGTGCAATGATCGTGCCAAACAAGACAGTAACCACTATTGATCGTCGAACAACTTTACCAGCAGAAATACCCACTCGGTCTTTAGCCCTATCCGCACTATTGTCTTGTCGTTTTGATCGGGTCATTGCCCGTTTGAAAAGTTCTGTTTGGTCTTTGCGTTTCTCTGACCAATATCGAAACAGAAACCCCGTAAGGCTACTTCCGATAAGAGTCAAAAACTCGGGGGTTAAAAATGCAGATATCATCAGTTCTCCAATTCTTCAATTTCATCTTCAATTTCATCGATATCTCGTCGAATTTCACGAATGTCTTGTTCTAGGTGTGTGATGACAACACGAAGTTTCGCCAACTCATTACCAATCTTCCACAACAACGCCGTTGCGGCGAGGATGGCAGGTACGACTAGGTTATCGAGAAATTCCATATTTGTCTCACATACGTTGTTCTGCTAGTTCAAAAAACAGCTTCTTACATATATAGTAAGAATCCACAACGTCCGAAACGGGATTGCCGACCTTCTTGGCCTTAGGCATGATGGAATACATGATTTGTTTGTTTGTGTCTTTGACAAAGGCTTCGTACATCTTGTCCTTTGGTGCATTCCCTTTGGTAGTGGCAAACTTCTTTACTGCCTGTGGGGCATACACCGTAAGGGGAATACACAACTCGTAAATTTTGTACTTAAGAATGCCCGTATTCTCGGCTATATTGAACACTTTCCCCTTAGACCCATAGGAATAACCCTCTAGTGCCACCTCATCACAACCTAAAACCAACTCTTTTGCCCAATCAGCAATACATCCATATCGTTCGGCGTCTTCGTTCCAATCAGACAACCGTTCACCGTGGATCTTATCCAAATAGGTACGGGCTCTAGTGGGCTTGTCGGTTAGGAAATAGAATGTGAGATTATCCCAACACCACTTGTCACCTGAAAAAATGCAAATAGCTGGGCTGGTCAGACTATAATCAATTCCTGCAATCATCATAACAACTATTGCCCTCTAACGTAGAACCTTTTCCATGACGCAAACCAAAAACTAGACCCGACTATAAACCATATGCCGGCTGGGATATAGTTTACATCACTGAAACACAAAAAAGATTGAACCAACATAGCACCCGAACACACTAACGACAGTCTCAACCTATTGTTCATCACCTACCCAACATACCGAATATGTAGTAATGATAATGTCCAACCAATCATAGATGACATCAACCCTAGCAAATGAGTTTTCGGTAACATAGTCATCACGAATACTCAAAGTTGATATTACACCCACAATATATGTATCGTCCCCAAAGGACGCTATTGCCGGGCCACCAGAATCACCAAACCAAACACTAGCCTTATAAGGCAACGTTTTGAAGTATCCTTCCTCCCCGACCAATACGCCGTAGTACCAAAACATGTCCTTGTCGCTGTGTTTTTTCCATCCTCTTGAATATCCGACAACATCAAGAGGGTATCCTTTGGTGAGAAAATTGTGTGGTGATATGCTCATGGGTTCAATCCCAACCACGTTGTCTTCCAACACCAACAACGCACAATCGTTGTATAGGTGGCATACTCTGTTTTTTGGATACCGAATAACCTCATCTACTTTGTAGATCTGTCCATCCAAAAACTCAAAATAGTATTCGTCACTATCCCAAACAACACAATGCCCGGCCGTGATAACAACATTGGGTGAAACCAATGTTCCTGTACACGATGTCTCTGTTGTGTTTTTGAGAAGGCAACCAACCTGTGGCCAAGGATCATTCTCGGTCTTTGTGTTTATGAACCCCTCGATGAATGTTTCATTGGGTGTTTCTACGATTTCACTAACGCTTGTAACTCGTTGGTGTGTAGTACAAGCCCCTGTCATAACAAGCAGGATTACATACCTGAACATTGCCTTATCCTCCCTTATTATGTAGGGGAAGCCGGCGGTAAAATGACAAGTTTAGGAAAAGAAACAACCGCTCACATATTGGAACGGTCATTTCGGGGAGGGCAGGAAACTCACTTATTGTTATGTAGTCAAATCAACAATCTCGCACGAACTACCAGAACACGCAAAAGTTTGAGATCCTGATGTGTTGTCGTCTTCTTCATAGATGTTGAGTTCTGACCAATCAACATCCGTCGGCATCTTCGACACCAACTCTTGATACTCTTCTTTGGTACAATCTTGATACGGCGCCTGTCTATAAATGTGGTCACTGTATGGTAAGAAAGAAACACCACTAATTTCATCAAAATGACGATAGACCCAAGCCCCAACTTCCATCCATTCGTGGTCCTTGACAGTCACTGTGATTGATGGTTTGTGTTCACACCAATGTCGTTGGTATATCAACCAGTGTTCCAGTTGACCGATTGCTGTTTTATCATCCCGAAACACCGAGTTGGAGGGGGACTTCGTGGGGAAGGAGAATATCATCGTATGGTCTGGTTTCGTGACATCTGGTTCACACGGGAACCCTTTGTCTTTCATGAATCGACACAATGGATCTTTTATGTCGGCCCGTACTGTACGGATGTAGTATTCTGCATGTCGGGCATGAATACCAGATGACGCATCCACCAATTGTGAAACTGTCCCTGATGGTTTGACACAAGTGATTGCGGCAGATTCGTTGATATTGAGTTTCTTTGCCCACGCCTTGTTGATATCAATGGCCACTTGTCTTAGTTTTTGGAGTGTATCGATCAACACATCTTCACCGCAATTTCCATTGGTCAAATCATTATCCATTATACCTGTCAACGAAACTCCCAACAACCGTTCTTCTTCACAGTTCTTCTTCCATTCACTTGACAAGTAACGGAAGTTAGTTAATGTAGATTGCCAAGTGCCAAGGATGGTTGCCAGTTTTACTTTATGTTTGAGTGTTTCCAGAGTATCGTCTTTGCGAATGACCACTTCGGATAGATTACAAAACTGGCGATCTCGTAAAATGATTTCAGAACATGGATTCACACCAAAGTCGTGATTTGGATCCCTGCGGTCGCCAAGTTTCTCAACAGTCTTCTGTGCCGCCTCTCTGTTGAAGATTCCTCTTTCACCAGATTTAGACTTATATAAGGATACCCATTCTTCCATAAATGTGCCAATCTCTGGTTTACATTTATATGCAACAGAGTTGTTTGCTAGTGCTCGTTGTCCGTTCTCATACCACCATTGACCTGTTTTTGCATCACGCATTCGTTCATCAGTCAATGAAGATAGGGAAATGAGAGCGCTTCTTCTGACGCCGCCGACGACCACTATCTCTGCAATTTTACATATGATGTCGTGACATTCAAGTGAATTGAGTTTTCGTCCCGCAGCATTTTGGTATACATTTACAGTGAAATTGAATAAATCCTCAAGTGGAGTTGGACCAGAAGCCCGGCCACCAAACGTCTTCAAACGTTCGCCGGCCGGCCGAATCTTGCTCAAGTCCCATTGTGGGATTTGACCACCAATAAGTAAAGATGTTAGTTCTTTGTATGATTTGGCCCAACCCATTTTACTATCTTGCACTACAATGGTTGTGTCAGAACGTTCAAAATCTTCAGCAATAGTTGGGAGTTTGGTGGGGTATTCACGTTCAACACTAAACCCTACGCCCGTACCACACATCAACACATAGACATATTCATCAAACGCTCGGACACGGCTAGCAGCAGCGTAGGCACAATTATATCCCGCAACATGATCTCGTTTGAGGGCTTCGCCAGCAGTCATCAATGATCGCATAGAGGGCATTACCATCAAATCAACGACAGCCGTTTCTAATTCTTTTCGAATGTTTCGGGACATTTTATAGTTGTGATTTTCTTTGAGGTGTTCCCCAAAGAAGTCAAAGTATCGTTCAACCGTTTCGTCCCATGTCTCTCTTCGGGATTCTTTTTCAATCCAACGTGAATATCGACTAAGGTGTATAAACAATTGATAGGGGGTTGGTAAACTCATTTCACTTTCCTCATGATTATTACGTCACTGTTTATGTAGTACTAAAAATGTCCGCCATCTAGTTCCCATGTGTCCGGCACAATATATGATTTTGTACCTTGGATTTTTAATTCACCATCGTCGTTGAATGCCAATCCGCCATCTTGATCTAAAACAACTTTCACTATATCGTTATTGACGGTCAAACCATTGCCGGTGTTGACTT